GATCTTAATAAAGCAACTGCAATGACATTACCTAGAATGTCATTTGAGTTTACAGGTCTTACATATGATCCTGCAAGAAAGGTTACAACGACACAAAGATATACTGTAAAAGATCCAACTGATGGTAAAGAAACAACTAAAGTTTTTATGCCTGTACCATATAATATGCAATTTGAACTTGCTATTATGTGTAAGTTGAATGATGATGCATTACAGATTACAGAACAAATATTACCTTATTTTCAACCAGCATATAACGTATCAGTAAATTTGGTTGGTGCTATTAACGAAAAAAGAGATGTTCCGATTATATTAGAAAATATTACAATGCAGGATGATTATGAAGGAGACTTTACTCAGAGAAGAGTACTTCTTTATACTTTAAGATTTACTGCTAAGACTTATATGTTTGGTCCTGTTACATCTGCTACCAAGGATATCATCAAGAAGTCTACTGTTACATATCTATCTGGAGAGAAGAGAGGTACAGCAGCAAGAGATGTTACTTACTCTGTTACTCCAAGAGCAGTTAAGAACTACACAGGTGATGTTGCTATCATAGCGAACCTTGCAAATGATATTTCTCTAACAGATACTAAGATTACTGTTGAGGATTCTTCACAGATAACTATCCCATCAAGTGGTAAGTTATATGCAGATCTTGGTGGTGAAGAGATATGGATTAAGTCTAAGGATGGTAATGAGATAACAATAGAAAGAGGACAAGATAGTACAACTGCAGTTGGTCACTTGAGAGGGGATGCTATTAAGTCTATTACTGAGGCAGATAGCGTTCTTATCGAAGAAGGTGACGACTTCGGATTCGATGGGACTACATTCTAATGAAACAATTAGATAAAGCATTTAATATCACTCCTGAAGTGGTTCCTGAAGAACCTAAACCTGTGGTTAAAGAAAAACCAGACAGGTTGACTAAGAATGATGTTGAAAAAGATTATGACTATACAAGAGGTAATCTTTATAGTATTATCGAAAAAGGTCAAGAAGCAATTGATGGTATTCTCGAACTTGCTCAAGAAACTGAGCAACCAAGAGCATATGAAGTTGCTGGTCAGTTGATTAAGAGTGTATCTGATGCAACTGATAAGTTAATGGATCTTCAGAAGAAACTGAAGGATGTTGAAGAAGAGAAGACTAAAACAACCAATGTTACTAATAATGCATTGTTTGTTGGGTCTACTTCTGACTTAGCAAAGCTAATCAAACAACAGAATCAATGAAGAAATTCAGAGACTTTCTTAAAGAACAACCTACCAATGTTACTGGTGGTGTTGCTAAATTTGATAAGTATCTTTTTCCTATTGATGATGATACATTAACTCAGGACTATCAAACACCCTATGGGTTGAATTATAGATTGTCTAATATCTTTCCTGTAGAGAAACTAACCCTTCAGGATATAGATACTATGACAGGTGCTTCTAAGGAGTATGTCAACATGCAAGACGAGAGTGCTAGGCAACGAACTATGAAGAATTATTCACAATTCATGGAAGAAACCAAGTTTAAAACTTGTCCTTCTGGTAAATATTGGTGTTTCACGGATAAAAAGTGTAAACCTATTCCTCGTGGATATTATGTTGGTGCGAGAGGAAGATTAGAAAACGACTCAGAAGAAGGAGAGACTAAAACTAATGGAAACACAACTAATGGTAATAGCGGTGTGGACGGTGGTAATGGCGGCAGCAGCAGTAATGGTGGTGGGAACGGTGCTGGCTCTAATGGAGGAGGATCATGAAGATTAACTTACCTTTAAAAATAGAAATTCCTAATACCCAAGCAGAGTTTGATTTGGGTTTGATGTTTAGGGAAAGTCTGGAACAAGATACTGGAATGCTTTTTGCATTTGCAGAAGATGGTGAGCATTCTTTTCATATGAGACATACTACTATTCCTCTTGATATTGCATTCGTTACTGAAGAAGGAGTTATAGAAAGTATTAAGCAATTAGAACCATTAAGATCTTCTCCTGTCTATCCAGATGGCAATATTCGTTATGCATTGGAAGTAAATAGAGGATGGTTTGCAGAAAATAATATTGATATAGGGTATAATATTTTTGTAGATGATTGGAGAAATGACTATAAACCAACAGAGATTGAATCAATTGATCTTATTAAACCAGAACCATTAGTAGGTGTACTTGATGAGTCTACAAGAATACCAACTGAAATAGGTAATCTTATAGATGTTTATTTGGCATGGAGAGGAAGAAACTATATGATTAAGATGTTCTTCCCACAAGTATCAAAACCATCTAAAAAGGAAGTAATAACACAAGTGAGTAAGGTTTATCCTGGTTGTAAGGTTTGGAATTATGAACGTACAGACTATGTTCCTGGTCAACCGTTCTTGCGAATAGGATCGTAATTATTATTTTTTTATTATGAAAAGAGACGAAATATACTTAGGTAACCCCAATCTAAAACGGGCAAATACTACTATAGAGTTTACTCAAGAACAGATTCTTGAGTTTATGGCATGTAGGGAAGACCCTGTTTACTTTGCACAGAATCATGTCAAGATCGTTACTCTTGATAAAGGTTTAATGCCATTTGAACCTTATGACTTCCAGCAAAAGTTAATTGAGAATTTTCATGGAAATAGATTCAACATTTGTAAGATGCCTCGTCAGACAGGTAAGTCTACAACTGTTATATCTTATCTGTTGCATTATCTACTATTCAATGATAGTGTAAATATTGGTATTCTTGCTAATAAGGCAGCAACCGCAAGGGAACTTCTTGGCAGACTACAAACTGCATATGAGAATGTTCCCAAGTGGATGCAACAAGGTGTATTAGCATGGAATAGAGGTTCATTAGAGTTAGAAAATGGTTCCAAAATCCTGGCTGCTTCAACATCTGCCTCAGCTGTTCGAGGAATGTCATTCAATATCTTGTTTTTGGATGAGTTTGCATTCGTTCCAAATCATATTGCTGATTCGTTTTTTGCCTCTGTTTATCCTACTATTACTTCTGGTAAAAGTACTAAAGTCATTATTGTCTCGACCCCCCACGGAATGAATCACTTCTACCGTATGTGGCACGATGCGGAAAGAAGTAAAAATGAATATGTACCGACTGATGTTCACTGGTCGGAAGTGCCTGGTAGGGATGATAAATGGAAAGCACAAACAATTGCAAACACTTCAGATCAACAGTTTAGAGTTGAGTTTGAATGTGAGTTCTTAGGATCTGTTGATACATTGATTGCTCCTAGTAAATTGAGAGCATTAGTATATCAACAACCAGAAAAGACAAGTGCTGGATTAGATGTATATGTAGATCCACAGAAAGGGCATGAATATGCTATAACGGTTGATGTAGCAAGAGGAGTAGCAAAAGATTATTCTGCATTTGTAGTGATTGATATTACAGAGTTTCCTCATGCAGTAGTAGCAAAGTATAGAAATAATGAAATTAAACCTATGCTTTTCCCAAGTATTATTGAGGAAGTTGGTAGAAATTATAATAATGCATTTGTTTTATGTGAAGTAAATGATGTTGGAGATCAAGTTGCATCTATATTAAACTTTGATATGGAGTATGAAAATCTCCTTATGTGTTCTATGAGAGGTAGAGCAGGGCAAGTTGTTGGTCAGGGATTCTCAGGTAAAAAGACTCAACTTGGTGTTAAGATGTCAAAAACCGTTAAGAAGGTTGGTGCTCTTAACTTAAAAACCTTAATAGAAGAAGATAAACTTCTCTCATGTGATTATGAGATTATGAGTGAACTGACCACATTCATTCAGAAAAACAATTCATTTGAGGCAGAAGAAGGATGTAATGATGACCTTGCTATGTGTCTTGTCATATATGCATGGTTAGTTGCACAGGATTACTTTAAAGAACTCACAGATCAGGACGTAAGAAAAAGACTATACGAAGAACAAAAGAATCAGATTGAACAAGATATGGCTCCATTTGGGTTTATGGATGATGGTATGGGTGAAGATGGTTTTGTTGATGCGGATGGAGATCACTGGAAAAAAGCAGATGAGTATGGGGATAGATCATTCATGTGGGAATACAGGTAAATGTTCATGCATTGTTCATAGCACACGAAAATGTTCCTTTGAATAAATATTTTCAGATTAACTGAGACTCGGAGAACAAAAAGCATGGCTACTCCTCAATTATCTCCTGGAGTACTGGTAAGGGAGGTTGACTTAACAGTAGGAAGAGCTGATAATGTATTGGATAACATTGGTGCAATTGCGGGACCATTCCCAATTGGACCAGTAAACGACCCAATTGATATAACCACAGAACAAGATCTTATCAATGTATTTGGTAAGCCCATCTCAACAGATGCTCAATATGAGTACTGGATGAGTGCAGCATCCTACCTTTCATATGGTGGAGTTTTAAAAGTAACCAGAGCAGCAGGTACTACACTTGCAAATGCTAATGCTGGTTCTAATGCTGCCAATGCTACCATGACTGGTTCAGCAAGAATTGACAACTATGACGATTATACCAATAATCATCAGGACACAGACAATAGTTTTACATACGCAGCGAAAAACTCAGGTACATGGGCAGACGGATTAAAAGTTTGTTTCATTGATGACGCAGCAGATCAAACTGTAACACTAGATGCAATACCAACGGGTGCTACTGTTGGACAAGGTGTTTCAGTTTCAGTTCCAAACAATACAGTAATTCCTGGTACAGGAACTACATCCGCATTTAGTGGATATATTAAAGGTATTGTTACTGGTATTGATGCTGGTACAAAGAAAGTTGATGTCAAACTTACATCAAGAGTTTCTACTGACGGTACAGAAACAGCAATCGATTATGCAGAGGGAACAACCTATGCATCATTAACAACTGGTGCTGGATTTAATACACTTAGTGTTATCAGTGCTGCAGGTGCTCTTGTTGGATCAACAGCAACTATTAGTGCTTCTGTTGACTGGTACAATCAGCAAACATTAGGTTTAACAAACTCAACAATTTATTGGAAGCAAATTGCTCCAAAACCAACATCTAACGTCTACGTAACAGATAGACAAGGTAAAGGTGATGGTCTACACGTTGTTGTAGTTGATGACAAAGGAACAATTAGTGGAATAAAAGGCAATCTTCTTGAGAAGCACATAAGCATCTCAAAGGCAAAAGACGCAGTTTCTTCTGTAAATGCCCCACAAAAGATCTGGTACAACCAGTTCTTAGCAGATTATTCATCAAACATCTATGCAGGTAAGAACCCATCTGCTGCTGCAGATTCTTATTGGGGTACAACTCCATTAGCAACTGGATTCTCTTCTGGATATACTCCAGTTACAACTGGTGCAGGTGTTTGGGGATCAGATGCTCAAGGTGTTAAGTTCAGTGCATTAGGAAATGTAACTTATACATTTGCTGGTGGTGTTGATTATTCTGCTACTGGTGGAATGAAGGCAGACCTTGCAGATCAAATAACTGCATATAATAAGTTCAATAATAAAGACGAGACCGCAGTAGACTTCCTAATCATGGGACCAGGCTGCGATACACAGGCAGAGTCACAAGCAAAAGCAAATTCTATAATTTCTATTGCTAATCTTAGAAAAGATTGCGTGGCAACTGTTGGACCACATAGATCAGACGTTGTTGGTTTAACTAACACTGATACTCAAACTGATAACTTGGTTAAGTACTTCTCACCACTTGCATCTTCATCATATGCAGTATTTGATAGTGGTTACAAGTATACTTACGACAGATTTAACAATAAGTTCCGCTACATCCCAACAAATGGTGATGTTGCTGGTCTAATGTGTCGTACAGGAATCAATTCTTATCCTTGGTTCTCACCTGCTGGACAACAGCGTGGTATTATCAATAATGCAATTAAACTTGCATATAATCCAAGTAAGGCACAAAGAGATCAACTCTATCCTCAAAGGATTAACTCAGTCATAACACAACCAGGAATTGGTACTCTATTATTCGGAGACAAGACTGGATTAGGTTATGCATCTGCTTTCGATAGAATTAACGTTCGTCGTTTATTCTTAACTGTTGAGCAAGCACTTGAGAAAGCAGCAGAAGCACAACTCTTTGAACTCAACGATGAGTTAACAAGAGCGAACTTTAAGAACATCGTAGAACCTTATCTACGTGACATTCAGGCAAAGAGAGGTATTTACGGATTCCTCGTTATCTGTGATACCACAAATAACACACCTGATGTTATCGATAATAATGAATTTAGAGCAGACATCTTCCTGAAGCCTGCCAAGTCAATCAACTATGTTACTCTTACCTTTGTTGCTACACGTACTGGTGTTAGCTTCGAGGAAGTAGCAGGTCGAGTTTAATCACATTATCTAAATAAACACAGGAGGATAACCAACCATGGCCAAGACAAGAGAAAACAAATCTATTTCTCAATTTAAAGGTGCTCTTATTGGGGGCGGTGCAAGACCTAATCTGTTCGAGGTAGAGTTAACTACTCTACCTGCTGGAATTGAGTGGAGTGCTGATAACTTTAGATATATGTGTAAGGCAGCAGCTTTACCTGCATCTAATGTAGCAGCAATCGATGTACCATTTAGAGGTCGTATTTTTAAAGTTGCAGGAGACAGAACATTCGATACATGGACTGTAACCATTATCAATGACGAAGGATTTATCCTTAGAACTGCAATGGAAGAGTGGATGAATCAGATTTCTAAGTTAGAAAATAACTTAGGAGCGACTAATCCTGCTTCATATATGACTAATGCTAAGGTATACCAACTTGGTAGAGGATCTAAGTCAAGCAGCGAAGACAACTCTGGTGATAAGAATACAGTTCTTAGAGAGTATGAATTTGTTGATATTTTCCCAACAAATATCTCTGCTATTGACTTATCTTACGAATCAAGCGATACTATAGAAGAATTCACTGTTGAATTCCAAGTTCAGTCCTTCAGTCTTGCTGGAAACGGTTCTGCCGACTAGCATAAATAGTAAGAAGGAAAATTAAATAAATCATGTCGAAGTTATTTGGGTTCTCTATTGAGGACACAGAACCACTATCACCTAATGCGGTCTCCCCCGTTGCTCCTAATGATGAGGACGGGGTTGATCATTATGCGAGTAGTGGTTTTTTTGGTTCCTATGTTGACATCGAAGGTGTTTACAGAACTGAGTATGAGTTAATAAAACGATATCGAGAGATGGCACTTCATCCTGAAGCGGATAGTGCTATTGAAGATATTGTAAATGAAGCAATTGTTTCAGACTCAAACGATAGTCCTGTACAAATAGAACTTTCCAATCTTAATGCTAGTGATGGTATTAAGAAGAAAATTAGATCAGAATTTAAATATATTCTTGATCTTTTAGATTTTGGTAAGAAATCCCATGAAATTTATCGTAACTGGTACATAGATGGAAGAATTTTTTATCATAAAGTCATTGATTTAAAGAATCCTCAAGAAGGTATTCAGGATTTGCGTTATATTGACGCAATGAAAATGCGTTATGTTAGGCAAGAGAAGAAGCAAGAAAAGGATAAGTATATAAACCTTAATAGTACTGCTAATTCTCAAGACCCAATGGGTTTTAAATGGCCAGAGTTAGAAGAATACTTTATATACAACCCAAAGCAACAATATCCAACAGGAAATATAAATGCAACAGGTGCAAGTACAGGAATTAAGCTAGCGAAAGATGCAGTAACGTATTGTACATCAGGTCTGGTAGATAGAAATAAAGGAAATACCCTTTCTTACTTGCATAAATCAATCAAATCACTCAATCAATTAAGGATGATTGAGGATTCTCTAGTAATATACAGACTATCTCGTGCTCCAGAACGTAGAATTTTCTATATTGATGTAGGTAATTTACCAAAAGTCAAGGCAGAGCAATATCTCAGAGATGTGATGATGCGATATCGTAACAAACTTGTATACGACGCTAACACAGGAGAGATCCGTGATGACAAAAAGTACATGGCAATGCTGGAAGATTTCTGGCTCCCTCGGAGAGAAGGAGGACGTGGTACTGAAATTTCTACTCTTCCTGGAGGTCAAAACCTGGGTGAGATCACGGACATCGAGTACTTCAAGAAGAAATTATACAGATCCCTCAACGTCCCTCCCTCAAGAATGGACGGAGAAGGAGGATTTAACCTCGGAAGATCCTCAGAAATCTTAAGGGATGAACTTAAGTTCACTAAGTTTGTAGCACGTTTGAGAAAGAGATTCTCAAAAATGTTTGATGATATGCTTAGAACTCAGTTGATTCTTAAGAATATCTGTACCCCAGAAGACTGGGAGATAATGAGTGAGCATATACAATATGACTTCTTATATGACAATCACTTCACTGAATTAAAGAATTCAGAACTATTGAATGAGAGATTGAATAGTGTTGCAACAGCAGAACCATATGTTGGAAGATTCTTCTCTCAAGATTATGTAAGACGTAACATCCTACATCAGACAGATGAGGAGATTATTGAACAGGATAAGTTAATTGAAAAGGAAATAGCAGATGGAACTATACCAGATCCTTCTATTCCAACTGATCCTGAGACTGGATTACCATTAGATCAAAGTGCAGCAGGAATGGATTTAGGGGCTCCTGTCATGGAACCTAACCTTGATGGCACTAAGGATGGTGGTAGGACAGAAATGCCTAGTGGTGGAGAGATATAAATATTAAGGATTAAACACATTTTTTGGACTTAATTATGCCTGATGTTACTAATGATGATTTAATGGATATGATTATTGCAGATGAATCACCATCAAATATAAGCGATAAGATAAAAGATATCCTATTTGCAAAGTCTGCAGAGAAGGTAGATGCTCATCGACCTGCTGTTGCTGGACAAACTTTTGATACAATTGAGCCTGTAGAGGCAGAAGATGGTGATGTAGAAACTGAATCCGAAGAATAGTGTTTATAAATAACTAAATAACTGGATTTTAGAGGGTTAGACAATGTTAATAAAAGTTTTAGATGAAGAAGGTAATTTATCTTCTGCTTCTAATGTTGACTTAGCTACTGTAGTACGGCTTTATAATGCCCATAGTGCTGCTGTTGTTATTACTAGAAAAACTTCTGGCGGTACAACAATTGGTAGTTTAAGTGTTGGTACATTGGATACAGTCCTCTTGGAAAAAGATGCATCAGATACTCTAACTGCAGCATCTAATGGATCCAGTATGAAGGTTGTAAAGATCGCTTACGGTAACTAAAAATGAAACTCATCAGAGAAGAAATTGAGTCAGTAAAGTTTATTACTGAAAAATTAAAGTCTGGTAAACAGAACCTTTATATTGAAGGTATCTTTTTACAGGGTAATATCAAAAACCGTAATGGCAGAATGTATCCTATGGAAACTCTTCAAAGAGAGGTTGCTAGGTACAATGAATCTAATATTACTTCAGGTAGAGCACTTGGAGAATTAGGTCATCCAGATGGACCAACCGTTAATCTTGATAGAGTATCCCATAAGATTGTTTCACTTAAGGAAAGTGGATCTAATTTTATAGGTAAAGCAAAAATCCTTGATACACCAATGGGTTCAATTGCATCATCTCTTATTAAAGAGGGTGTAAAATTAGGTGTTTCATCTCGTGGTATTGGTTCATTGAAACCGACTCGTGAAGGATTTAATGTTGTTGGAGATGACTTTATGTTAGCAACAGCAGCAGATATCGTAGCAGATCCTTCTGCACCCGATGCATTTGTTGAGGGAATTATGGAAGGAAAGGAGTGGATCTGGGAAGGAAATTCATTCAGAGAATCTCTTGCTAATGAAACAAAAAACAAAATTGAGTCTCTAACAGCCCAAAGAGCACTCGAAGAACATAAGCTAAGTCTTTTTAATGATTTTATTAAGTCATTGTAAATACTGCGTTTATAAATAAATATAGATTTTAACTTTTTTACAGGAAATCGGAGAGAAACCCCAATGTCTAGTGGCAAAGAATTACAGGAAATGGAAGTAGGCACTACACCCTCCAAAACGAAGGCTAATGCAGCTGCAT